GGTAAAAGTGCTGCCATCCGGTAGCCTGACAGTAGCAGTACCCGTACCGCTGAAAATACTTTGCCAGTTCTGTTTGTCGTAGTTCAGCCCGCGCAGAGCTTCAGCGCTCTGAGTTACAAGCGCTGCGGTTACCAGGTTCATCGCCACACGGGGAACCGCATACCATGCCGCACCTGACTGCGTTGGTCCGGTAAAATTACTCACCAGTGTTGCTGATGTGTTGCTGTTAACGGTCTTAACCGGAAGGGTATATGGAATGCCACCGACCGTAACAACAATAAAATCTCCGGCCGCCACCTCTGTGGTAAACGCGGTTCCGCTGCCAGATACGGCAGCAGACTTATTCGTCAGGGTTAATGTTCCTGCTGACATAGATTCCCCTCAATACATATTTGGAAGAATAAGAAGCGGCATGGTGATATTTCTGTTCCTGGTCATATCCCATCCATTACTGTAGTAATTGCCGAAAACTCTGTTATATGCAGACCTGACGCTACCGCCAGACATCACCACACCTTTTATGCGAAGGTTTCCGTAGCCTCCATTCATACGTACTTGTGCGCCTGTATAAACTATCTGACAGAACCCACCTCCAATATTCTGGAAGTTATCCGTAATCTGAATTTGTCGGTCATATACAAAGGGGCGTTTCAGCGTGGAGAACGTCACCTGACCTGCGGCGTTAGTCATCGTGATACCGTCGCCGCCTACAGGTGCTGTCTGATTGAATATCACCAGGTCAATAATCGCTATTCCTTCTAGGTCATCCCTGCCGGTATAGGAAATATCGCGAACAATGATATAGGTGCCATCAAACCCGACTGACACATTTGGGTTATTCCACTTTCCAAAAGGGATCCCCGTTACCGGAAGTCGTGCACTGCCGTTAACTGTAATGCGCCCGGACCAGGCGCATGTCATCAGCGCTGACTGGTTAGATATGGCTGTAAAGTCAGTTGAGTTTGAAACAAACAGCCCTTCGTTATAAGCCACCGCAGGCAGCAACTCCATAACGTAGCCTGACCAGTCCGGGGTAAGGTTCATTCCCCGAAGTGTTTCAACACCGATAATTACCCCTGAATTACCGTTCCTGGTGACGTCAGTCATAATAGCCACATCAAAATCAGCATAGGAATAGACGTAGACAGGGTTAGTTGGTATCACGACAGCCTGTGAACCTGCAACAAGCGGCGTATTTACTGGATATTTCATTGACTGAGATGACCAGCCCGAGAAGGATGTACAAAAGCTGGGGGCTCGCAGTCCCGCAGTAATTGCCATGGCTGGACGCCCGTCATTGTAGTCAATCAGAATCCCCTCCGGCATTATGTCCACCTCCCGACAACAACTTTGCCTCCACCAGGCAAATTAACCGTCAGCCCGTTTCCATCTATCCTCACAACATTATTTAATCCGTTAAATGCGAACTCCCCGCTGTCGGCGTAGAGCTTCCCATGGAATTCCGGACTGCCTGATTTCGGTAAATTCCAGCCGCGTCCGCCACCACCGGAAATAAAATTTGACGACTGAAGAGAGTCAGTTATTTTTCCGAAATCTATGGATGCTTCCTGAATCAATGCACTACGAATAAATACCTGACCATTATAGACAAAGAATGCAGCCTGCCAGTTACCGGGGTTATTACCGGAATAGATACCGAACTGATCTGCGGCAAATACAACTGTGGATTTATAACCGCTGCCGTCTGGTTCTATGGACATACCGAAACCAGTATTGTATTTAACACCATTCCTTACGATGCCCATGTTCAGCGTGTAGGAGGCTTTGGCTGTTCCGTCACTTTTTACTTCAGCTGTCATCTTCTGGTTCACCGCAGCCATCAACTGTCCATTGGGACCGATTTGTGCCTGTACATAATCAGCCAGTTCAGCAAATGCACCATCCAGATTTGCAACCGTCGTCCTGACAGTCATAATTTCAGCTTTAACTTCGCCGTACTGCTCAAACTGACGCTGTACCGTCCCATGATTTGCCAGAGCATTTTCCAAAATGCCTTCAAGGTTCGTATCAACCCCGTCCTTAATATTCTGAAATGCATCAGAGTTCTGAATCTGGTCATCAATGATGTCAATCAACCCGCCAGTGTCCATAGAGCACAATGCAGGAACTTCGATAAAACCGGATTCACCAAAAGCATTAATCGTCCTGACATACCAGTAATAGGTATGCCCGATTTTTAACTGGTTGCTGGTCCAGGTGGTCCCTATTCCCTCCCGGCTGGCATTCCCTTCGACGGTGGCTGTTGAGGAATTGGGTAGTTTCGTTTCGCCCGACGTCCAGAAATCGAACTGCGTGGAAACGCTGGTAATTGCAGCCGTACGGGGGATCAGCGTAATAGCAAAGAAACCCTGCTCAATATCAACATGGGAGGGTGCTGGCGGAGCCTGAATGCTGAATTCCAGATAACCTTCCGGTGACTCTGCCCCCATCTGGTTTACGGCAATAACGTGCGCTGTATAGGTATTTTTCGGTAACCCGGCAAGACGCGTGAACGCCCCCGGAACCTGGACGGACATGATCATCTGACCATTGCGACGAATGATCACTTTGTTGTAGACAACCGGCCCGATGTTCTGCCAGGACAGAATGCCCTGTACGACCTGACCAATTTCCTCCACGGTGTATTTCAGATTCTGCGGCTGCGCCACACCGCCTGATGGCAACTGAGTAAACGGCGGTCGCTCGATCGGTTTACCAACGGCATCGCCCCAGACATCTGCTGTTTCCTGCTTCAGCGTCAGTTGCACGCCATTCTGAACGCCGAACTTCCAGTCAGTTACCCGCATTTCAACGTTCACGATACCGATAGACGGGAAATTCACTTTCACGTACATTCCCGGACGGTAACGGTATCCGCTCAGGTTCAACGTAACGTTCATGGTTCTGGCGATGCGGGTGCGCTTTAACTTCACGTCTGCCAGACGCTGGGCCTGAAATTCAGAGGTCACAAATCGCAGCTTCATATCCTGCGATATTTCCACGCCGTCTTCCGTCACCCATTCACTGACAGATACAGAAGGGAAATCCGCTTCGGTATAGCCCTGCTGCGGATCGACAAATGTCCCCTTGATAGTGTTAACACGTTCCGCCTGAGAGACTTCCGGCATGATTTCGATATCACCGGCCAGTTGGCTCTCAGTGATCACCTCTGTCGCAGGACCATAATAAGCCCCGACCAGAAGGCCATGTTTGCCCGCTGTATACGTTACATCCCCGGCGCATGCTGCCAGCATTCCTTCCAGAATACTGACCTTGTTTTCACTGAGATCGAACTCACCGTTGATGGTATAGCGCTTCTCAACGGTATTACCGCCAGTAATCACATCCTCATCACAGATATTCGCCGCGTCCTTAAACTGGTCCCAGAGAATATCGGTGTCGGGCACTTTCAGGTAATTGCGGTAATAGTCCAGGATAACCAGCGCCGCATTATTGCTGTAACCCGTCAACCCGGTACGCGGGTCATAAACGGCACGCCCCTGTTTTTCGACCTTGATGTTAGGGATACCTGCCGGGAATTTTTCAGCGTTGAACTTCAGGGATACGCGCAGCCAGGTGATCCCTTTACCGATCATGTCTTCTTTCCATGACGGGCAGTTTTCCAGCATGTAAGGGTCCGCCGTCTGGCGGTTGGTGTGCAGCTCGAAAAAGGCATGTTCAGGATAGCTACTGATCGGCTCATCACCCAGCCAAACAGTCTGAACGCCGGATAACGGGTGTCCCGCCAGGGCAATAGCCAGATGCAGCATTTCGCCATCATCCTGTTCGCCAGCCTGCTCTTCGGAAAAAAACAAAGTGCCCGCCGACGTTGAGCGACCATAAACAACGGTTTTGGCGCTGGCCGCTGCACGCAGAACCTGTTTACGTTCTGACGTATCACGATAGGAATTCAGCGACGGGGTCTTGGTCAGCGCCTGAGTGGCAATTTGAGCGGCGACGGTGATAACCATCGCAATGGCATACATTTCATTTGCCGCTGCCACACCTGCGGCAATGGTGGCAACTATAGGAACAGCAGCAGGCATTAACGTACCCTCCAGGCACTCAACGGTTTAACCCGCAGACTGACAAGACCTGTTTCGCCAGGCACCCACACAACGCCGGAATACACCACCCCGGCACACCGCGCCCCGGCATTTTCAACAACGGCAATATCCCCGCGTTGCGCCAGATTCACCGGCACTTCATCGAGATACCGGGACAGCACCTTTTCAAGCGAACCGCCTCCTCGCAATATCGCCTTTTTAGCCCCATGTTCGCTGTCGTAGGTTCCGCGCCAGCCTGCCGCAAAATCCTCGCCGCACATGGCCTGAGCACAGTCCGCCGCGAACAGGCAGCAGTCATGACTGCCCCATAAAAAAGGCCGCTTTTCAGCGGCCCTTATTACGGTAATTAATCTGTTATGCCAGTCCGGATGCTTCATGCTTCCTCACTTATAGGTAAATCCTGGTGCATCTTTTTTACTGCCCCAGTAAATTGAACGTTCAGCCATCTGCGCCACATACCGGAAAATGCGGTCGCCGGGATAAGCGGCCTGCTGCGATTCATCGGTATAGCGATCAGGGAAAGGACGCTGCCAGTCTTCAAAAATATTACTGATGGTGTACTGCAGGGCGTTTGTCCTGCCAGCCGTCGCCCCTGTACTGGATACCCGCCCTTTAAACAGGAGGTCGGCAACCTGGACAGCACCGTTATCATCCATAGCCACCAGGTAGATTTCGGCATTTCTGCCCACGCATCGCTCGTTCAGCGTGGTGGCAAAGAGGGTCATATCCAGCCCCGAGAGGGTCATTTTTACCTGCGTGGGGCTTGTCGTGCTGGTTTCACTGGCATCATCAACAGAACCCATGCGCCCCATGCCGTAATAGACATAGCCACCAAGAACTAACGTCCCGGTACCGGAATGCACATAGACGGTGCCGGATTCAAACTGAATTTTGGCGGCGATCGCTACCGTCACCCTGTCGCGGGATAACCAGTCCACCATCGAATCAGAAAAGGGGGAATACAGCATTAAAATGCCTCCTCAAGCTCCAGCGTATAACTGGTAAAAACACCCGGCACACGGTTACCGGCACCCTGCTGGTTATCCTTCAGTTTGAAAATGCCGTAGGGTTTCGCGACCTCAATGACAGCATTAGCAGGAGGCGAACTACGCAACATCGGCGCAAATGCAATCATTGCGCTACCGTTCGCCGCGCTCGTCACATCGGCTGTAATCATCTTCAGCTCGTCGTTAACAGTGAAATAATCGCCCTGTCTGAGCACCACTGTTCCCGGCGTCCAGCCCTTACTTTGAATCTGGGTCCCTGTCTGATTAGCGCCATCAACAACGGGCACGCCCGCTGGCGCTCTGCCACTTCTCCCCCAGTCGCGAACTTTTACCCTGCCATACTCACCATCAAGCGAAGCCACCAGAGCATCAATACGCCTGGATTTATCGTCAGTCAGGTTATTAAAAGTCAGGGAACATACCCAGCGGGTACCGGGGAAGCGTGCTGTCTGCGATGCCCCATTGAAGGGGGAACGGAAGGTTTTGGTGTTACTCTCTGGTCGCCATGTCAGCGACGCGGGACAGACATCTTCCGGCCATTCGAGTACAGCCATAGATTCTCCTGCATTATTCTGCGCACAGCAGCGCTACTGATCATTTGTCAGGATGTTACTGATTTACATACCTGGTTATGGTTGTTACTCAGCCCGTCAGTGGTGGAACACTGGCGTTCTCTGGTTAGGAGGGATGGCTGATTACCTCTGAAAAAGGAAATTACTAATGGGAAAATTTTCCATCACATCTATCAGAGATATTGACTGGCAATCAGACCCTGGAAGGCCAGGAAATTGCAATGTAACGGTTGGTCTCAATACGCCAGTAGGGTTTGTACAAATTTCCTTTGACCCAGGTGAACTGGATGTCAGAAAGGCAACCATTGAGGAACTCGAAAAGGTAGCTATCGCGAAGTTTCACGAGCGCTTAGAGCAGTAGTATCAATATAGGCACTAAACTCATCAATTCGATTTCGTAGAATTTGTTCAAGTCGGGAAAGTTGCTTATCTTTATTGCTTACCCGGCTTTCCAATTCTTTTACATTAAGCTCAAGAGCCTCAACTCGTTGTTCTAAAGTCATAACTGTCTCCCGCCGTTCGGCTTAATAAATATTAATAATGGTTACACGCCAAGCAATCGCCTTGCCTGACCTCTATTAGAGAAGTCCTGAAGCAAATCCTGACGCGCCTGTTTCGCACCGTCATTCGCTCCCTGTCGCGCAGCTTCCTGCATAGCCTGCTTCAGTGCAGCGTCTCCGTTACCGGAAATAGAGAAATGCTGCTGAATAGTTTGCTGGAGCTGAGCCCCGCCACCGCCAACAGAAGAAACTGTGTCATCCACCATACGAACGCCGAGGTTACCGTCAGCAGTACGCGTCAGGGGAATAATAGCTTCCGGACCAGCCTCACCCATAAGCCCCGCACCTTTTGCAAATGCAAACATCGTCGGGCTGTTCACGACGCCATTACGGAAACGACTCAGATCAGGAGAGTCCATTACGCCACCCTTGGCGAATTTCAATTGAGATGCCGCACCTGTATAAGCTCCGGACGGTGTTGCACCGCCAGCGGATGCTGCGCCAGCTACTGAACTACCAAACATCCCACCCAGTGAACCAAACCACCCGCTATCTCCAGCCGATTTAAGCGTGTTGACCATAATTGCCCTGAGCAAGACTTTCTGCAGCTCATTCAGCACACTGTTTGCCCAACTTGCCCAGTCAGCTTTATTACCACTCAGGGCATCAGCCATGTTATCCACAAGGCCATCAAGGGTGTTACCGACTAAATCTGACACCTGAGTGTAATAATCGCTGGAAGTATCTACCCAGTTAGCAAGGCCATTCTGCGCACCGGCCAGCCAGTTTCCCTGTAACTCATCCAATTGGTCATAATGAGAACGGTATTTATCGAGTCGCTCAGCAAGCGCTTTGTCCAGTTCCTGGTTATAGCGGTCATATTCCTCTGAGGTTTTAATGCTTCCATCCTGGCGACGGCGCTGCAAATCTTCCCGCTTCTCGTTAAATTCACGCTCAATTTCGAGCTGTTCACGCATCCTTTCGCGGGCCTTATCACCCAGACCTGCGCCAATAACATCAGCATCAAGGGAAGTCGCAGCATTAGCATTTTCACGCTGAAGATTCGAAATGTACTCAGCAAGTTTTAGGTTTTCCTCGTTCGCCTTTTTAACAGCATTCAGGCGATCAACCTCTGTAGCCAGTTGTTCAAGGCGTTGCTTCTGTGTTTCATTAAGTCCCGTTAGCTTGCCGTCAGCGATATCAAATTGTAGTTTTTGTTGTTCAGTAACCTCTGCGCTTTTCTTTCCGGTAGTGTCGATGAGAGCAATTTGCCGGAGATAACTTGTCTCCATTGATTTAAAAGCTGATTCAAGTTTTTTTGCTGAAGCATCAGTTTTTAATTTCCCGTTTGATTCATCTTTTCCAAGCCCATAACCCGTCTTAGTTGATGAAGAATCACCCACTTTAGCTGGTGTAAGAGGTAGATTATTTGCAGTTTCTAAAATTGAAAGGCGGCGTCTTAATTGTTCTCTTTCTGCCCTTTTCCCTTCTATATCCATTCCAATTCTGTTAACACTTGCAGCAAATCCCTCATCTTCAAGATCTGCTGTTAGATTTCTTATCCGACGCTCAACTTCTCCGGCTGAGGCATTATCACCAACAGGGCTACCACCTTTATAGAGATCAATCAGTTTTCCAGCTTCAGAACCAACCTTCACAAGCCAAGTTGCGAGATCGACAACACCTCCGACAAGGTCGGTTATGCCTTTGATAACTTCAGGGTCTTTAAATACATCCCCCATATCACTAATTGATTTTTGTAGGTTCGAAAGATCAACCTTTGCCAATCCTGTAGCCAATTCGATCTTAACCCCATTCACTTGGGTTTCCATATCCTCAAAGATTGAATTAACTTTAACCAAGCTTTCTATATCAGAATCGTCAGGTGCAACACCAAAATCTTTTGCTGCCTTAAGATATTTCTGTAATTTTTCTCCACCCTGATCAAGTAGAGGGAGAAGCTTTGATAGATCATTACCAAGACTTTCAAGAATAGTCGTTTTTTCAGCGTTTGTTTTTATCTTTGAAAGTGAATCGCTGATCGCTAAAAGTTGTTTATCTGGTGACTCGCCTGATAGTTTTTTTGCCGACAATCCAAGAGCATCAAGAGCGTCAACAGCCTCACCTGATTTATTCAGAACTGCATCACCAATCTTATCGCCAATATCCTTAAAAATATCAGCCATCTGATCGCCAGATACGCCAGCTTTTTGCGCTGCATACTGCCAAGACAATAATGACTGAGTGGACATGTTAAGTGATTTTGCCCAGCGATCAGACTCAGTAATCTGTTTCGAGGTATTTTTAAGGAGATTATACCCCGCCACTCCCACACTAAGTGCAGCAGCACTTGCCGCAGTAGCAAAGCCAGTAAATGCAACAGCTGCAGCCTTAGCATCGTCTTGAACTTGTTTACGCCATTTCTGTGAAGCCCTTTCAGCCTGGCTGAGTCCAGATACAAAACCACCAACTTTAGCAATAAGATCAATAGTCAATGTACCTAGTGATTTTCCAGCCATATTGTTCTCCAAATAAAAAAAGCCCGCAAAGCGAGCTTTTCAGAAAAACTGAAAATTATTTTTCGTTGAAATATGACTCAAATTGCTTTGCGTCAATACATCTTTGTTCTTTAGTGACGTCATGGCCTTTTTTGCTCCACTCGTCACATAAATATGAAATTTTACCCTGATCAATAGCAGTTGATATTAGATTTTTAACGTACTTTACGCAAAGTATACTTTTCTCGCTACCATCATTATTACAGACTAATTCAATATCCTTATCATATGTTTTTGTTTCAGCAATCGACGTACACGTGACAAACGAAATAGAGATTAAAGCACCTAGCATTATCTTATTCATAAATTAATTTCCTTTTAAATTAACTCTTAGATAATATCAGGCAAAAGCTTAGCATCAAAATTTGCTACTATGTCCACGTCCTCATCGCTTCATGCAGGCTGATTGGTTCGTTAGCGGCGACGCGCTCTACCGCTGCAATGTGAGGGGCGAAATCAGCAATGCTGAATGCCGGAGTGTTTGTACCGCGATTAACATTAGCCAGCACAGAAGAAATCAACGCTGCGCCCCATTCCGTCCGCATCATAGGGTTCAGGCTTCCGTATTTTTGACGATACTGAACCCACTGCTGGAACTCAAGGAAGCTAAGGCGTTCCTGTGCTTCTGAAATGGTACGACCACCAATCCCGTTGAGGACTAGTTCGCACCAGATTTCGTCTTCTGCGCTGAGTCCGTCTTTCCCAGATCGTTAACTTCCTGAATGGCCACCAACAAAGCCACTGTAAGATTCCCATCCAGTGCGCCACGTTCCGGATCAGCTTCACCTGTTACATCAGCAACGGTAAACACCTGATGCCCGTCTTCGTCACAGATTGAAGCTGCAATACGACCAGCAACGCCATCAATTTTTCCTAGCCCGGCGAGAACGTCAGACGTAGCAGTGTGATAGCCTAGTGGGCGAACATAGGTTGTGGCAATGTGCTCCTTCCCGTCAGCACCTTTCCATTTAATTTCTTTCTCAACAGGACGACCAGTAAAGGCGCCTGTTTTCTTCAGCGTATCAAGAGTCAGTTTCATGTCGTTTTCCGGTATAAACATAAATGGGGCGGGGAATATTCCCCGCGCTTAATTAACTGCCTGGTTGCGCTTTCGGAATCCATGCCCCCTGGCCGGAACGCTGGATGGTGGCAGATGTCTGCACGACGGTATTACCCTGGAAGTCAAACGGGAAGTCGGAAACATAACCTTTGAACACGTACCAGGTACGATTTGAAGGCAGAATCAGTCCATCAACAGCATCAGGGGAACTACCCGTTGTTGGTTCAGACTCACCATCAGACCAGCCGATCGCAAATGTCACATCGCTCTGATCGTTTGATTCAGCCATATTGCTAAGCATCAGGTGGCTGGCATTCTGTGGATCGGCGTTAAGCGTGGCAGTTGCCTGCCCCGGAGTACGCAGACCCTTTTTATATTTTCGGGTGTTACGTTCACTGAGGCAGGTATCGTCAATCTGATCTGCCGGGCTGCCGCCTGGTGAGAATGCCGTAATGCATTCGATTTCGCTCACGACACCATTCGCGAGCACAAAAAGTTGAGTGCCTTGAGTCACTACTGACATAGTCATCTCCGGATATAAAAAACCGGCTTATAGCCGGTGTGATGTGAGTGGTTTTGAGTTATCGGTTGACCAGCCAGTCAACGTCGAATGAATAGCGGTATTTGAGGGTTACCGGGTCTCTGCCCTGCGCATCCCAGCGGGTAATGTAAGCCTTGCGCTGAATGACATCGCGCAATGCCCGCGCCACTGCAAGAGCATCGTCATCAGTGTCGCCATACACATCAACCTGAATAGAATAACGGTCGATGTCAGGGTTCTGACTCAGGTAATTTTCAGGTTCACCGCCCACGTTCTGCCAGACCGCGTAGGGATACACCAGGTCATCATCATGCATGCCAAACGGATAAAGCCTTACCGAGTGAGCACCGAGCAACTCTTTTACTTTCGGGTCTGTCGAACAGACGGCAAAAACTGGAGCAATCATGCTGTTGTTCCTTTTTTGGCGGCACGCCTTACTGCGCGATCGATAGCTTTCTCCATTTCTTCTGCGAAAACGCTGATTACTGCGGTATCAACACCATTCATCGCCGGTCGCAGTACAGGCTTTGCGGCGGCATATTCGGTTCCAAACTCGAGAAAACGCCAGTACCAGGTATCGCCGCCAGGATTGCTTTTATCACCCAGTGTTCTGAACGTTTTCCCAGCCCTGCCTTTCCTGACATTAGCCTTTGTGTTTGCATACTGACTGGCGCCGCCCATTACCCCAACACGAAATGCCAGATCACCCGTCCTGCGGAATTGTTTGCTGCTGAAGCTGGCGACGATATTTTTATATATCGCCTCTTTGGTGAGGGGATCATCAACTCTGGCTGCGTTACTTCTGGCGCGATCCCTGATTATATTCGCAGCCTTACGTAGCGCAGAACGACCAGCTTTATTTCGGGTAACTTCAGAGACAGCCTCCATTTTTCCAAGCAGTGACTCCAGTCCTGTAAGGTTTACTTCAACGCCATCAGCCATCGTTTACCCCCTCTGAACAAGGAAGCGTCAGATATTCACGCCCGCTTTTCGGATCGGGCAAAACACCTTCGATATTGTAGATGCCACCACGAAAAAGAATACGGTGCTTTCGGGTAATACCTGCACGGTAACGAATCGTTATACGCGTTGTTATTTCTCCCTGTGATGCCTGGGCAGCTATAAACTCCCGCGCTGATAAGGGGGATATTTCGGCCCAGATAGTTGCGACATCGCGCCAGGTATTAATTACGGCTCCCGTTGTAGGGTTCTGTTCTTTTACCGGCTCCTGCAGGGTAACCCTGTGACGCAATTTCCCGGCTTGCATATCACCCCCTCGGTCTTTGACTCAAGTAAACGGGTCGCTCATCGCCTAATGAAGTAGTATCAATTTCTTCATCTTCGGCCAGTGACTGGATAATGACATCACACAGAGCTGCGTTTGATTCAGCCAGTCGGCTTATCGCTTCCGTCTGTTCTCTCTGAGCTGCGGTCTGTTCTCTCTGAGCTGCGGTCTGTTCCCGCAGCGCCGCTATCAGTTCGTTTGCCAGTTGCTCGTTCATAAGCTATTTTCGCCCACTTTTTTATCCACTCGCGCCGCTGAGCACACCCGGAACATGACATGAACCACCTCACAGAGGGATAAATTGATAGGGTTCAAGCAACGAGGTAAATCCAAAAGGGATGCTCATTTTGGCAACATCAGATGCCTCTTCCCTGCTGTTAAACCAGTGTCCGACCAGCAGCATCAGCGCCAGCAGAATATCATCGGCAATCTTTAGTCCATCGGGATCGGTATCAGGCACATCGCCTTCATACAATTTACGGTTGATGTAATTCTCTGCCTTGCGCATTGCAGCGCCGTAATAGAGCAATAGCATTTCATCTTCCGTTGTATCGTCAGCGTCAATCCGACACTGAGCTCTTAGTTTTTCAATCGTTGTGCTCATCGTTTTTCCCTGGCCCGCAGCGAACTGCGGGCACAAAAAAACCGCCTAAGCGGTGGAATTTACTGCTGATGACTTTCTTAGCCGCCGGACGCCGGTTTACCCACCAGCGCTTTGATGGCTCCGGTGTCTTCCAGCACACAGTCGAAGCGATGAAAGGCCAGGAAGCCAGTCTGATCGTACTCTGCGTAACGCTCCACCAGCCGTTTCAACGTCATGTAGGTTACGCGACGAACGATAAAGCGGTTAAAATCGCCGAAGTAAGCAAATTTGGCACCAGCCGCGATATCAGGAATGGCCTGATCCACAACATACGGCACCTGCAGAACAGTAGCAGGTGCGCCGCCGATAATGTTCGGTAACCAGAGAGGACGGCCCTGACCATCTTCCATTTCTTCCACCAACTGGAGCGTTGCATCGTTAAAGGCAAAGCGAACCTTCGGGCCATTACGATAGGCGGGATCAACAGCATGTTTCAGCGCGTTGAGTTCTTTCCAGGTGAAAGCTGTCGCTGACGCCGTGTTTTTCGTCCCTGTTACTGAAGACGCCAGTCCTTTCGGTTGGAGCGGTGTGCCCGTCCCGGTACCCAGGACAAGGTATTTCGCTTCACCACGGCCAATGCGAGTTGCAATACGCCCGGCAAGAAATGCTTCGATATCGACGCCGCTGTCCTGCAGCAATTCATTCGACACTCGGATGATTTTGGAAGAAAGTTTCTTTGCTCCCAGAGTCGCGCCACCGAAAGATACATCTTCTTCACTGGTTTCGGTGTTTTCGCCAAGCAATTCACCTTCTTCAGCGGTACCGTCAGAAGTTGCCCAGTCGATATCCTGTCCGTTTGAGGTATTCAGGATTTGGGCCACACTGGCAATACCACCGTAATCTTTCAGTGCATCGACAATCTTGTTGCGGAACTGGGTTGGTACGGTATAGCCCCCTTTTTCATCCGGCGTCGTACCCTGAGCACGCAACTCCTTTAAAGCCTGGCGTTCTTCAGCGCTCATCTCACCAAGACCACGGCGCAAAAACGCGTTAAACGCCGCTGCCCTGCGCTCATTTGCCTGCGCTTCCGGGTTTGCTGGATCACGGTTCTGTTGCTGGCGCTGTTCCGGTTCATTTTCGTCGATATAGTTCTGGTCCTGGCGGCGCAGTTCCTCTTCGCGTTCAATGCGCTCATCCAGGCCGTCAAGTTCAGTTTTAGCCGCCTGCCATTGGGTACGCTGCTCATCAGTCCATGCCGTATCGCCAATTTTGTCATGCAGGGCACGCATATCTTTGGCGATAGTGTTACGTTTTTGCTTCATTTCATGCAGTTTCATAGTATTTCCTTACGCGTTAAGAAGGGTCAGCAGGCGCTCACGCGCCATTCGTTGATTAATGGCGTTATGCAGCACACCGCTGTCGCGCGCCTCCTGCCAGGCTTTCATCGATCGGACGCCGGAATCGGCCTCCTGGTATGCGGGATAGGTCACCGGACTGACGTCAAACAACCGGGAAAACTTCGATATTTCGCGAATAACTACCCCTTCGTCGTCCTCGTACCAGTGTTCGCCGTCGCGGGCGACACGAAAGGCAAAGGACGACTGGTTAATGTCACCGCGCAGCATGGGTGCCAGCACCAGATCACGGATGGTTTGCGTATCCGGCGCGGTAATGTCGTAACGCAGGCCACGCTCATCGACAGCGAGTGACAGCGTTCCGGCGGCGCTGCGTCCGAGAATAAAATTAGGGTCATGGTTAAACAGCCCGCGAACATCATCATTCAGCACATCATCAAAAGCTCCGGGCTTGATGATTTCACGAAAACCCCAGAGAGGTTCCGAGCGACTGTTAAACACCGAGCCGTAACCCAGAATGCGGGTGGGTTCATCGGTGTGTTGTTCCGCGCGAACCTCCCCGCTATAGCAGCGCGTTTCACGGTCATTCATTGGTTTTTTCCTCGTCGGTTTTTGGCGCCTTAAAATCGTCTGCCGGGTTAGCCGCATTAACGCTCACCAGCATTTCATCCAGGCCGTCTACCGGGTTCATATCTTCGAAGGCTCGCGCCTCATTGCGGCTCATCCAGCCGTCAGTGATCGCAAAGTGGTAGAACTGCGCTCGCTCCTGCGGAGTTCCGCGTAGCAGGCCTGTCAGGTTAAACCGGACGTAATACCCGGCGGCCAGTTCTGCACGGGTAAACAGGCGGCGATTGAGTTCCTGTTCCCAGTTCGTCACCCACGGCATGATTGTGTAGCGGACAAACTGAATGGCCTGCTGCGTAATGTTTGAGAAAGTGGCTTTTTCGAGATCGTTAATCATGTGTGCCGGCACGTTGAATATTCCGGCAATCATTGACCGGTTCAGCTTCGACATATCAATGATTTGGGCATCGACCGGGGAAACAGTGAGCGCTTTGTAATCCAGCTCTGCCGGGAGCAGCATCGTTTTATTCTCCTGGCTGCGCAAAGCAGCTGTAGCTTTTTGCCACATGCTTTTTAAACGCCCCCAACTTTCTTCGTTCAGCGCGCTTTTCACCGAAATAATCCCTGCGGGTCGCGCATTACCGTTAAAGAATGAACTGGTATATTTCTGCCCGCTCATACCCATACCGATCGTCTCGGCGTGTTGCATGATCGGGCTGAGTCCCATTTTCTGGTTATTGCCCAGTGCCCTGATATGCACCATATCGTCAGGGTTTATAGCAAACGCGCCTTCTTCGTTGTAAACCCCATAGGTGTAACGACCTCCGGTGTTAAGTAGCGTGGTTTCCCACGGCATACAGCATTCCAGGCCGGAAACCTCACCACGCCGGGAACGTTTTACCCATGTATAACCATTACCCCAACCCAAAATATGACGCTGTTTTAACTCACGCCATTTATAGCTGGTCTGCCACACATTCGGTTCATCATGCACCAGGTAGAACACCGGATGATCGCGTGCTGCTTCAACCTTGTTATTGGTTTTCCTCATCACATGTAGCGGCATCTGTGCAATATTTGAGGAAATAACATAAATACAGGCGTAAACAGCCGCCAGTTTCATCGCAGTTTCGGGGCTGACAAAAACATCGCGGGCAAAAATATTGTCCGTTTCTGCTGATTCTCCCGTAATTGGGGTAGAAGGATTCTCCAGTGGTTCATTGCGAAACAGGGCATCAAGCAGCATTTTTCCCCCTCATTGCGACCACCAGCGCATAAAGCAAAAGCAAACTACCGGACATTATCAGAGATGAAGCCAGCCCGAACTTGAGATATACGCCAGCAGCGAGCGAACCGAACCCTGCCAGCCCAATAGCATCAGTCATTAATGTTTTCATAGAATTAATAGATCTTCGTCAGGGTCGAGTGTGGACAGGAAATCAGCTTCACCACCACCGTTAACCAGCATTCTGCTCATTGCAGTAAATAGCGCAGCAGGACCATCTATTTTCGCTTCTGGCGTGGATTTGTTCGGAAAGATATTGTCGTTTTTGTCGGGCTTGACGGTGACGTTAGACATCATCCAGTTCATTACAGGATGATTGCTGTGATGAAAACGCCCGCCGTAAACCAGCGATTCAACCTCTTTCATTGACTCAGAAAAGTTTCTGACCGTCTGCGGAACCTCCACCAGCGGCACACCCTCTTCTGCCAGAGCCAGGCTAAACTGCGTCGCGCTCCAAGGGTCAAATCCGGTTTCCTTCAGGTTTTCACCACTAATCCATTCCAGAAAATCAGCTTTAATCTGCGCATGATCGATAACATCACCATCGGTCAGTTCCAGTTTCCCAAGCTCAGCCCATTTGCGATACATCTGCGCCATTTGAGCGGAACATTTTTCCAGCCGCCCTTCGGGTAACCAGAATTTAAAGTCTGCATGCGCGTGACCATTGTCTGCCCGCCGGAGTTTTACTGCTGCGCAAATATCAATCTTGTGGGCCAGATCCACGCCAGCCCACATCGGGTAGGTTTTCAGCTCATGACGGGGGGCTATAAACTCACATTTTTCCCACTTAATCATGTCCATCCAGGCTGACTCAGCGGTCACCCAGATATTCATGTGTTTGGTGAAAAAGTTAACCCTGGCGGAAACCTGTTCTTTGGCCTTCTTAGCCAGACGGCGAAGGTCATCCCAGCGCTTACAGATACCGAGTCCGGGGTTAGCCTTTTGCCAGACCGTTTCATCAAACGGATCATCATCCTTATCCAGCGTGAAGATAATGGCGAAAAAGGTATCATCCTTAACCGCGCCTTCCACTTCGCTGTTATAGCCACGCAGCACCTTAATGGCATAATCACGCAGCTCGTAACAAATCCCTTCTTTGTTAAACCCGGCGGTCGTTATGCCAAACAGAAGAGACTGCAATCGTGCGCCGGTTGCAGTTTCCAGAACGTCCCAGACATCACGGGTTTTATGCGCATGAAGTTCGTCGACGATGCCACAATGGATATTGAGACCATCCAGATTGTTGGCATCAGAAGAAAGCGGCTCAAACTTTGATGCTGTCTGCTCCTGGTAGATCGCCAGTTTATTGAACTCAAACAGTCGCCCCAGTGTGGGTTTCGCTTTTTTAACCATGTTTTTCGCATCTTCAAAAACGATGCGAGCCTGATCCCGCGTTGTCGCTGCGGAATAAACCTCTGCCCCGCCCTCACCATCGGCGCCAGCCATATAGAGACCAACGCCAGAGGATAATGTCGACTTGGCGTTTTTACGGGCTACCTCGTTATATGCCGTGCGAAACCTGCGGACCATCACAGGACGGCCACTGCCATCATTACGCAGCACGACTTCGCCTGTTTCTTCATTTACCAGTGGGATAACAAAACCGAAAATGTTGATCAGAATGAAAACATGCCAGTCCATCAGCTCAATCGGCTGGCCTGCCAGTGCTCCTTTTACATGAGGCACGAATTTATAGAAATTGAGGATATGTTGTGCGCGGGGCTCGCTGAAATAGATGCCACGTTCTTCACCGTGCTTCAGATCATCAAGAAATCGCTGACATGCGAGACAGACAAATTCACAGGCGATAACTTCCCCGGCAACGACGCGTTCGGCATAACGTATGCCATCAGAAACTTTAGCCATCAGTCCCTCGAATTAAGAAATTGACTTAACAGATCATCATCGTCTGGTTTGTCTTTACTGACCTTAGACCTGCTGGAAGGCGTCATACCAAACTCCGCTAACATCGCGCGAAGTCGCTTCCAGGCATCCGCTTTCATCATGGCTGCCGGATGCGGCTTGATCATGCGTATTTCACGTTCTTTCCCTTCATCAGCATCATCATCGCTGTATACCGCATAGGTATAACCTTCCCGATCCAGCGTTTCACAATGATGGCGGTATTCCGTATATGCCTCTACCAGCAACTCCAGAGCCCTGGCATCCAGCTGAGATATGACGCCAATGGCATCAAGTTCTTCGGCCATCCGCTTAAACCAGTACTTCCCCTGCTTGTCGAAATGCTTGGGAACTGGGGGGACCCCTTTAGGTGGCTGCGGCTCGTTTTTGTTGATTGGTCGTTTGGAAGGGTTACCCCTCACCAAACGCAGATGGGTAGGGGTTTTCGGCGGTCCTGACATAATCGAAAACTCCTATTAATCATCGGCTGGGGGACCCCAAAAAAAGTTTTCTAACCTGCGGCGATGTGAAGAAAGGCTAGGCGGCGGTCCTTTGGGCGCCCGGCTACAGGGATTTTACCTCCCCCTCCCCTCTACGATTGTTGATGATAATTACTATCATTTGAATCGCTCGCGCCCTGTTTTCGAGCGGTGGCATGGCCAGCACAGGCTTTCGAGGTTCGAATCATCATCGGTACCCCCATGTGCCTTAGCCTTGATATGGTCTACGGTTGTAGCCGCGACAGCGCGTCCAGTACGCAGGCAGTTCTGACACAAATGATTATCACGCTTCAGAATACGAGCGCGCTTGATATCCCACTTACTGCCGTAACCACGCTCATGGCGACTCTTACCCTGCTGATGCTGATGCCAGCCCTCACTGCGATGTTGCTCACAGTAGCCTGAACGGTCCGTTGTCGTACCAGGACAACCGCGCTTGCGACATGCGCGAGGGATTAGCGCTGGCATGGTTCACCCTTATGCAAATCAATAGTGATTTGGCTTTCGGCGTGGTTTTTATCTAGATTAAATACCGCTGTTACGGTGGGGAGGCCACTGCTCTGAGTATCTATAACCGTCGATACCTGGTTATCAAGAAGCTGTCCATTCACAGCAATTCCATAACCCATGAAGCGCTCTCCGCGATACAGCTTAGCAAGCTGAAACTTCATAACTATTTCCTTTTAGGTGTGAGCCTGTCGCACGGGAAGACCGCCAGATAAAGCGGAATGCCCCAGGCTCACTACTGAAAAATATCGTTAGTCAGCGCGTTCGAGGCGCATAAAAAAGCCCCGCTATTGCGGGGCTCTAAAAGATTAGTAAAATAACGACTTAATTTTATTCATCTTGCTCTTCGTCATCTTCATCATCATAAATATCATCGTCTTCAAAATATAAATTGACTTGCTCTACAAAATCGCCAGGTGGTTCGAAGTAGGTATCAAAAGGCCTATCATCAGGATGTTCATACTCTTCCTGTTCATCTAACGGACCAGATGACACAGTAACACCACCATACATATCAAAAGTGATTCCGTTGTTTACGGTTCCATGGCTTGGAACTTCATGTACCAAGTTATAGCCAATTGGGTCATCCTCGTATGGATCGGCATTTTCATTATAAACCGGCACCAAATCAGAAGAACTAAAATCAAGTTCCTCACCATCGACAATCATAACCCTCGGGATTTCAACAACTAAACTCCCACACTTTCTCTTAATCATTTCGTCCATAATCTCTCCTTGTGAATTCATGCTTACGGTCTATATCTCTACTGTGTGCATGAGCATAGATGTGGACACTCTAAGAAAAAGAAAAGGTCTATTAAATATTTAAATTAATTCTGTGAGTATGAACAGCTAATTAGTGGTTTTTGCTGTGCACATTAGGACTAGAGCAGTTCACCTGCCACGATTTGTTGTGTGTCAGCACATCACGCTTGGTCTGCTTGTTCATCACTTCGATGTCGTGCTCAATGAGATAAATTGGCTTCACCCAGTCACAAGCCGTGTCCACTACCTCAACCTTTACGGGTCCAGTTGCCCCGCAGCTCGCGATCAACATCGTCATTAGGCATATGGCTAACAGTCTGCTGTACATCTCTGGCTCCTTTTGTTGTCTCTACCCGGAGTTCTGCAACGGCTTCAGTAGCTGCTGCACGTTCTTCAGTGCGCTGCTGGTCCGCTTTTGTTTCGGCGATACTGGTACCGCGAGATTTACCCAGACCAAAAGCACCGGCAATTGCTGCCAGCGCGGCAACAATCAGGCCGATAATCATTTCAAGTCCCATAGAGACCTCACACCAGTGCGGCTTTAGCTGTGGCGTAACGTTCACGGCGGTCTTTAATGCCGTTTTGCCCGCCGTTAATAATCTGCGTGACGCGTTCCACATCCCCCGAATAAAGGAGACAACCGCGTAACGTGAAGTACCATGCCGCCGAACGGGCCGCGTGTCGCTCTTGCGTCAATAGTTCCGGAGTGCTCACAAGGTCAAGCTTCAGCGCTGTACCGCATTTGGTGTAGTTCTCACGACCAGTGATTTGCAGCAGACCACGACCGCGATATTTCCAGCCATCACCCTGACTGTTATTCCCCATGCGGTCACCATAAACCAGATTGGCTATTTGTGGCTGGTGAGCGACCTGTTTACCATCGACACGCCCCAGCATTTCGCACTGATACGGCGTCAGGCGCTTACCGAAGGTTTTCTTCAGCCCTTCAACCGAGTAGTTAAAGCCCTCTACCAGCGAAGTAAAGCCAGCAGATTCATGCCCAACTTGTGCAATAAACATTGCCTGGTCATCGGGTTTAGTAATACCAAACTCTTTCATTGCCGCATCAATATGCAGAAACCAGCGTGCAGAAACCCCGGCGCTGGTACCAGCCGCCTGCTGAAATTGTGATTGGTTCATATGTGTACCTGATTAAACCACTATTAATGGTAGGGATTAGAATTCACCTAAGATGATGAAATTCAATTTAATTTAAGTCACAATGAGACTTAAGATAAATCCTAATGATTCTATCTACTTTGCGGGTTGTAGCGATGTCGTTGCGACTCGCTTTTTTATTTGTGAACAGCATCAATAAGCCGCGCCACATTGCCTCTAACGGCGACCAGCACAGACAGGAAAATAATGTTGGCCCCGATAGTGGCCCACGATGAATAAGGGTAGATACCGCACAGATAGGCCAGTGGTACAGCGCTGTAGATGACCGTAAGCAGCCACGCTAAGCGAGATATCCACGGTCGATGTCGGGAATCACCGCGACGGTAAAACATCAGGGTCAGCACAACCCCAGCGCAAAGCAGTGCGTTGATTGTTGCCGATGGGTCATTTAGTACCACCTGAACCTCCCCGGCGCGTTATCAGCGCCACCAGCGAGCCAACATCCTGGTTATTCAGAAACGTCAGGATTTTGACAGCTAAAGCAGAAACGATTACGGCTCCGATAGCGTCCAGAGGCTTATCACTGTAACCAGTCCAGTCAGCCAGCTTTGAACCAACCAGCCCTGAGCAGATGATCCCGGCGATGTAGGACACGACAAAATACGCCAGACGACGTGCTGCGCTAAGGTTCGCAGCCGTTGCTATGTAAAATACAGCCCCGGCAAATGCGCCGAACACCACGCCGTAATCGGTTCCGGAAAGAAATCCATAGACACTGGCTCCCGTCAGGACACCACCAGCCAGCCCAGTACCGGAAATCGGATCGGACATTTAGCCCCCTCTTAATTGCTGTGAGTCCTCTCAGAATGAGGGGAATAAAAAAGGCCGCCAGATGGCAGCCTCGAAGTAAGTGCGGTTATTTACATTGGCGGTATGAGAGGACCTTCTAACACCTCTGCTTCACCGTTATGGCAAATGTCATCGCCTCTTGTCAGATGCCAGACTCCCGTGATTGTTTTACCAGTTTCCAGATCATCAACAGTGTCATTCGTGTAGTACGCCACCTGTACAACACTGACATGCTGAATCCAGTAATAGCCTTCTTTCATATACGTCCCCATTCAGCCCTAGTTACTGAGCAGTATATGCATTGGACAATGCCGCAGGCGTTAGAAATTCTACATGTTGAATTAAACAGCAAACTCGTAGCGTCAGCCTTTAAGCGCAGTACGCTCAATTCTGCATGCTCACCTTATTGCTGTGAGTCCTCTCATTCCTGAGAGGAAATAAAAAAGGCTCCCAAATGGGAGCCTTTTTTATTTCGAGTTTAACTAATGTTGATGTTGATGCTTCATGTCAACATATACAGAGCCTGATTCATGCTGAATCTGTTGAATATCCACAGCTACTTTTTTGAAGTCAAGCCGCCATAGAGAACAAATGACAAAAAGAACGATGTTAAATTTCCTATTAATTCTAAACATCGTATACAGAATTTCATTCAAAGCCTCATTCGCAGGGGTCGGCTTTGAACAGTGACTAACTAAATCAAACTGTTCAGCCCCATCACTTTCAGGCTCGCGCATATCTTGCTCTACTTCTTTTTGGCGCTTCATTGCAAGATGACCTTGGAGCAGTTTAATGGGCAACTTGACTGATACAGCATCATGAAATGCGTCAACCACTATACTTTTCAACAAAATAGATGCGTCTTCACGCTCCATGAATTTTTCGACAAGCGGTAACATTACATACCGTCGAATCACAATTGCGAAGGCATAAGCTATGACATGTATGACCACGAATGCCAGAACAAGAATTGGAATCACAGTTTCCATGATAAGTCACCTTATGTTTGAGGCGGTGTCGCAGCTGGCGACACGGTCGTCATTGCAGGTTCCGTTCTATCTGATGTGACTGGGTTACTGATTGTGACCTGCCTCTGCAGCATTGCGATAACTTTCTGGTTATCAAGGGATTTCATCTTTGAAAAAAATCTTAACACTATCCAAAGGGGAAGTGAACTTGTTATCAACAAATAGCCTGTACCAGCAATAATAGGCGCTTTGTCATAAAACTTAAGCGTAGTTTCAAAAAAAATCTGCGCCACTTGCGCCATGCCTGACATTTTATCCGCATCAGCCATTTCAGCAGACCCTTTACATTATGAATTGAGCCCAAAATTTACGTCGATAAGTAAATTTTGTAAATATTTGGCACAATTTACCACCATAAGTAGTGGTTTTTCAAAAGCAAAACCCGCTCGGTGGCGGGTTTCTTAACTCTGAACATACAATGCCCATTGTTAATGTCAAATATACACAAAAACGGCAACATTGCAAACATCGTGACGCTAAATTACGCGATATTCATGAAATCATCACTTTTAGTAACTCGATTTAATTGAGAGTTCGTATAGCTCTCCTCCTGAAAACACTTCGTCACCAGGCTTTCATAAAATGGTTTCCAGCTATAACGCCAGGTACGGTCAGGCAGGGTCGGTAACTCCGAGAAGATGCCGCGATAGGCAACCGAGGATTTTGGCCTGCTGTACCCGCGCCCTTCGCAACGCCTACACTCTTTGTAAACTGGCACACCCTGCATTTCTGTCGCTTTACGGTCAACCGTCTTACCTGTTCCACCACACTGACAACGCTTACTTAACTTTCCAGTGCCGTGGCATCGAGGGCATAACGCTTGATTGATGTCTGTTACTTCACGCTTCACCTCAAAGTCAGAAGGTGACTGTCTCAGGTCTTTGGCCCATTGCGGTAAACGCATGGTGTAATGGCTTTTCGTCACGGTTTTAGTTGTTGTGAGCAATCCCTTCCCATAGCATTTTGGACATGCCACACTATCAGCTGCTGATGATGCGTAATCGTTGTAGGCAAACCGGGCAAGAATACACATGCAGAGAGGGAATTTTTTCCCAGATGCTTTACGAACTGCCAACGGAGCATGCTCTTTCGCATACTCTGCCAGCCACGAAATTGATGCTTCTCTGTCCAGGTTACTGATGCCAGCTTTCCCAAGATACATTGCCAGACCAATTCCCGCGTCAGCCTGAGTCATCCCCAGAGCAGCCATAACATCAGTTACCTTCAGTTGCTCGCTTGCCGTTGCTCTGCTGGTATCAGAAATGTGCATACCTTTTGGCGCAAAAAACTTTAAAATATTGTCCAGATTCATATCTGCATCCCGCCTTTTTACGCCAGAACGCCAAGCCCATAAGCCCGGTCCAGCACTCTGATTATCATTACCGGCTGAGGAACATGTTTTTGCTCAAACTTCACCGGGTCGTTATGTAGTTCTGTATGGCACTTACGACACAAAGGGATCGCGAAAATATCATGCGCTTTCGTAGCCATCCCTCCCTGCCCCCAGCCGATTAAATGGTGTGGGTCATCTGATGGTTTGCCGCAGCATTCGCAGGGCTGTGTTTTAATCCATTCCAGATACCCGGGGGCCGTCCAGCGGATCCGCTTTGGACGTTTCATATAGGTTTGCGGGGACTCAGGATCAACCAGAACACCAACTACAGGTTTGAGCGCAGACCCCTGCGCTGATGACATGTTTACGGTTAACGTGCTGGCTTTGTCTGTAACGAGGCTGGTGGCGGTTACCCCCGGTTCGATATCGCATTCACGCATAACGGACTGATGCTCTTCTGAAGGAATACGAAGCGCCCGCCTGGCTACTGATTCGGGAATTGCGTCAGTAACCCCCATACGTACCGCCCACCAGCAAAGCTCCGGCAGCGACAGTTCTCTGGAGGGATCCTGATTAAGCGCCACCATGATGCTGTTGATAATCCAGTTAATAACATTACGTCTCGCCAGTTCTGCAAGTTGTTCGCTGTAGTGGTCACGCAGATGGTTATCACAATGCCCACAAAGAAGAACCGATCCGGGTTCATGATGCAGGATGGTTAACTCATGATAATGATAATCACTGTGTGGCCACTGGCAGCAGTTACCGCCATAACGCATAAGCCAGTAATCAAGACCACCAAACCCACCTGCGGCCTTTATAACCTTTTCATCCAGGAAGAAGGGCCACAGGGAGTCGTCACTGGCAAGCGGCTGGCGAACGTCAGGAACATGGCCGGTAGGCAACCGTTCCATGCCTGCCGGCAGGCTTTCCACCAGCACACGCTCACAGCTGAATAATGGCATCAGCTCGCTGCCCGGCTTGAGCAGCACAATTCCAAGTTCACGCGCAACCACTGGCTTCAGCAGCGCCCTCATTTTGCAATCTCCCCGATAATTATTTGTCCCTTCTCTCCCCATAATTTAGTGACGCGTGAATCCCAGATGTGAGCGTCATCTTCGTAAATGGCATCCAACAGCGCTTTCATCATGTTGTCGAAATCGGGTTTAGCCTGGTGTGGTTTACCGTTGAACTCAGCCCGTTTCTTTTTGCTCCAGCTCGCTGGCATCGGAAGAATGAAGGTGACATGCGAACCGCTTTCCGGCAGCTCAACACCCTGCAGACGAACTTCATCACAGAAAGCCCGGTAACGCAGAACCTCGGGGCGCTTTTTCCATTTGTCAGCGCGCGTCATTCTGGGCTTGCCCATGGGGGTGATATCGTAGACTTTCACATTCACCTCCAGATCCGTTGTTGCCAGGCTCTGTCCTGACGCGGAGGCTTAGATACTTCCGGCAAGAACGCGCTGATCGTCCAGTGAATAAAGTCATTATCCAGACTACGCTCGGTCTTAATCTGCTTTGCGCGATAGCGGGCTTCCAGTTCGTCAGCCTGCTCAGTAGTGAGTTGGGTATGTTGAAACCAGCTTTTCTTCATAGCGCACCTCTGGATGCGGCAAAAAGAAAATCGCTGGCGTTGGTTAACGTCAGTATGTGGGATTGCTTGAATTGATCTTGCGCCATGGGGCTTTTCTCCTGTGGCGCAGCAGGTATAGGTTGTTCAGGCCTATGACGGGAGTGTAACAGATTTCTGGGTAACGCGATAACCCGCCCTTTCCAGCATCTGAGTAAACAATGTAGGTGTACCAATAATTTCATCATCCTGAAGATGCATGAAAGACACCATGCTACCGCGACGGTACATCAGTGCGCGCTCGCACTCAGGAAATGATTGCAGTCTGGCAACGATAACTCCATCGTGACATCTGATGACTGCGTAGCCTTTTTTGGGCAATTGTACTTTTTCTTTCACTTAAACTCCCCCATGCAAACGGGATCAAAGTAACACCCAAAATAATTAATAAAACCAGTCGTCAGCACTTTCCCAGATATCCTGGAGGATTGATTCAATTTTCTTTTTGTCGTCCTTGTCACCGCCAAAAACACTTAACCCATCTGAACCGGCACGGCGGATTGTGAGCCTGCAATTGTCATAGTGATCATTCAGACGCTTAAGCAATTCTTTCTCCAGTGCTGGTACCGCGCCTTTAGGTAGTTCTTTCATGCGATCAATGGTTAATTCAACTTTCATAATGGCCCCCATTGCATATACTGTGTTTTTATACAGTATACCTATGCGCGGAAATGATCAACGATTTAAGAGCACAAATTGTTAATTTCCTGTCAGTAGTAAAAAAAGAAAACCCGACGTAGTGGGTTGAATTAGCAGCGTTATATTAAGCGGCAATTTCTTTCTGCCGGCACAATCCCGAGAGATTCGCCCTCTGTATCGCATCATCAATGAGCACCTGTATGACCATGAGGCAAAGCGTTATCCAACTTGCATTCATCTTTTTCAATCAGCAAAGGAGTGGTTAGTGCTGTGAGTGGGCTTTGTTCACTTCATGGTAGATAAATCAGCTATGGATAAGTGATAAGAGGTGAAATCAATCCGAATTAACAACCTGAAGCACATGAATCGGAACACAGATATTAAAATCCTAAAGTCTAGTAACAAATAGCCGATATGAGATATTGCTTATCAGTTTAAAAATCATCTATTGAAAAAATGGGGGGAGGCGTTGAAGCGAGTAGAGCGCGATTTTATCTGTCTGTTTAATTGTGTGTGGTATCAAGATTTCCCTGTGTTCAAAGGTGAATATATCAACCGTTCCAACTGGACCATTCATGTTGGCCTGGTCATGCGCGAGTGTGCAAAGTTAATGGGCGCAAGAACATTTTTTGAACAGGGCGGGCGTACCGATGCGGTCCTACAATATCCAGACAATCAAATTTTAACCTATGTTGAGTGGGAGTATAATCAGGCAGACAGAGATAGCGTTAACGAGTTAGACAAACTGCTTGAAAAAAACGACAAGTGCTATTTCTCCACATTCATCTCATATTGTCAGCATGAAAACATCAATATTGTTATTGAAAAAGCAAGTAGAATATGGAGTGAAGCAAGCAGGCCTTTGATTTTTTTTCTTATCACCTATGAGCCTCAAACGAAAAAACGCCGCCATTTTTTAGAACTCAGAACTTATTTTTTCTCAAACGGCAAAAGAAAACTAGTTCGCAAACAACCTGCGCTTCCATGGGATATTGAGCAACGAAAATACAATGTCGAAGAAGATGCAGGATAGAAGAGACATAAGGTTTTCACGACAGTCTCGTTTCGAGCCCTAACTAAAATATTCTGTTCGGAGCAACCAAATAGCTCTGGCTTTGCTGTGACCATGTTCGCGGTACTAACGCCTCTCCAGGTCCGCTTCTCGCTCATGGCGGACCAAAATCAAATCTAAAATGACGTGGCTAAGCGGGAGTACATAGTGAATGACAGGATGCTCCGGGCAGCACCATACTAATTCAGTTCCCGTCAGAGGTAGGCGTTGCTTCATGATGGGATGAGCGCTCCCTCCAGACAATCCATGCTACAGCCGCCTCCCATGATATATATCCATTACCGCCATTTTTCGCTCTGCGGAGATTAACTGCATCACCAAACCTTTCAATGATGAATTTTTCAAATTATATGCGTTTTTCTTCGTCGATTGTTGAATCCATACCTTCCCCAGAAGAGTCCTACGAATCGCTCTTATTGCATAAAAAATAGCATATACAATAGAGAGTGAAAAACCGACGTAGCGGGTTAACTTTATGTTACTCATGAGTCTTGTCTCGCTGCGACTTAAAAGCGGAACATTCTCGCGCAAGTTGCGTTGCTAAGGCTACGGGGTTGAATGGCTCTCCATGCCCATTTAAGAAGGCATGCGGTGTGTAGTTGAACGTTATTTAAAACACAGATAGAATCAAGAAAAATCCTAAATAAATGGAATATTGTTTATGGTTAAGAAAATCGCATTACTGGGCTTTTCTGCTCTTTTTGTTGCAAGTGTTGCTTTTGCTGAAACGACAAGTAACTGGGTTGAGGTTACTACAGCTGATGATGGCATTTTTTCAGCAAAAAAAGGCACATTTAGAAATGTAAAAGGTGATTCATCTGCCTTGTTCATGTATCAAACAAAAAATAAAAAAGTAGAGTACTACAAAGTTAGTATTAAAGATGCCGACTGTGATAGTGGATATGGGGAGATAAGATTCTTCTATATGGATGGGAAATTAGCTTTCAAAGGTGATTATGTTGCTGATGGGAACAGTGTTGGCGCAGGTATTGGTGATTTTATGTGTGGGGTCAGAATTGGACTTAACACACAAAAAAGTTAAATGAGGGGCATTTGTTAAAAAACAATAGCCCCACATTAGATCAATATTGGCTCCGGCATTTCTGGATAAAAGCTTCTATGCTACGGCGCTCATAGCGAACAACCTTAGCGCTGAACTTTACACGGGGCCAATGTAGACCGGTGTCGGTGTTCTGTATTCCATTTACATAATGTTTTTTGCGTAATTCCCAGCTTCTGGCATACCTCGCCCGGAGTGAGGAGATCATCAGGTTGCTCAGTCATGTTATGCCTCGCTGTTATCTGGGGTGATGATTAGCAGCTTCCAGATGGCTGAGACATACATAGCCTGATGTTTCGCATCGACTAGGGCATTATGCATGTCACCTTCAAACGGCATGTCCCGAGTTCTCCCTTTTCGCCGCTTTCGCGTCGCATATTCTCCAAACGGTATTTATCAATCATTACTGTTATCCTCGCAGTAGTAGTGCCGTCCCTCTGGGTCAGTAGATACATGTCCGCAGATATCGCATTCAATTCCAGGAAGCACCGATTCTGACTGCGCTTTGATATGCAGTCGCGGTTCACCGTCTTTCGGCTCTGGCCACTGGCGGTTTTTGTTAACCGCCAGCTTTTCTACCATCGCCAGGGTAATCTGCTTATCACTGATACCGGCACGACGTTGCGCATCCCATAACAGGAATTGCATGTCAGCCCATTCGCTCATCTCGTCTGGTTCCGCAGCAGCCTCGATAGCTTCTTTGGAAAGGTGCTTCAGCGGACCAACTGGACCGACATCGCCGAATGTTTCATCTGACCATGCTGCATGTTCACAGCGTACCTGCTCACGGGCTATCGACTCCAGAACCCCATCAATCACCTTCACTGCATCAGCCATTGCGTAGCCGAGATTACCGCCGTCGCTTTGTGCTGCTGCTTTGCTGAGTATTTCGCGTATCTGGTGCAGGCGTTCGAGTGATACAGGACCGTGCGCCGGGTGGTTGTTAGTTGTCATGGGTTAGTCCTCTACCTTGTTTCCGCAATGCGGGCAGTAATTGAACTTATGGGCGAATCCAGGATGCGGAACGGCAAAGCGTTTGGTTTTCTCGTTCCAGTCAGCAATTACGATTTCAAAATTTACGACCGCATTAGCCCAGTCACTGGAAAGAACTGGCTGCGACCCAATCAGGCCGACAATACAGCGATTACATTTTTCCACTGACTCACCCCCCCTTCACGCCAATGCCAGCAGTAAATCGCGACGGTGACCAATCGCAATATGTGTTCGACTCCGTGTGTCCAAAAATTGCTTTACAACGATGGATATCGTGGCAATTACCACATGTTATGCCAGCCGGTAATCGCATCTTGTCGGGATCGGCTGGGTCATAATTCAACGCCAGTTTTTCGGTTGTCATGCTGGCATCCTCCCCACGATATCTATAACCCGACGCATAACCGCACTTCCCCGAAAATCTGCTGGTAACTCAATCAGAGGCTTACTCGAACCGTATGAGAATCGTTGGAGATCGAAATCAATTACAGCCTTTTGGTCCCTGAACAAACCTAGACGACCGTAACGAATGAGTTCACCGCGTTCGGCTGCTACGCGGAAATACTTCTCAGCAGTCTGACGATGCAGCGACAACATCTGTGATGCCTCGCTAACGGTTAAGCGTCCACGGATTTTCACCTCTTCGATGATCACCCGGATAAGTGCAGCCTGCTCTTCTGGTGTATTTGGTCTTGGCATGCTAATCATCTCCGGGCCATACGCAGACATTCATTACGTTGCTGCGCTATACGTGACACTTCAGCTGAACTACGGGCAATGTCTAACATGTCGGTATATACCTTTGCCGCACGCCGCCAGAGTCCTCTGGACTTCAGGTCTTTCGCCATTTTCTCCGCTAATTGCGTTTCAACCGGATCGCTTTTCTCTTCCATGAAGGGCAGTTTTACGTCAGGTAATTCTGCATCCGGAGCGATGTTATAAACATACTGAGTTCCGTTGTGAGTGCGCAGGACTGTGCCACTGACAGTCAGCGCGCGCAGAAACTTACCAGCGGTACCGGATGGAATATCCAGTGCTTCACATACGTCACGTAATACGCAGTTCGGGGTATGGCGCACCACTATCGCTACCCGGTCTTTCTGAGAGATTTCTATGGTCATTGGTCAATACTCGTTTTAGTTAATTAAACCTGCCGCCTTGCGGCGTTTGTATTCTTCCATCAGTATTTGCGCTGGCGTTGGTCCCGCCGGATGGTGCGGCGCCGCCAGTTGACGTCGAATTGGTGGCACACTTAGTCCGTTACCAACATGCTTCGACCACTTCGTAAGTAACTTTTCCGCCAGTCGTTTCAGTTCCCCCTCTGTCATTTGTCGTTCAACGCCCGTTCTGCGCATTTCGATGCAGATGTGATACAGCACGGGCTGAGGCCATGGATATTTATCGCTTCCTGAATACCGATATGACTCATTGCGCCAGCGCCGGTATTCCGTCATAACCTGCTCCGATGTCAGTCCGAATGGATTCGCTCCACTCACTGAAACCAGAGAAACAAACTCAGCCAGGTCAGGCGGCCATGTATTTCCCATCGCACAGCGCTCCATGCACTGCTGACAGACCAGCCGAATTTGAGGTTCAGTCATCGAACCTATCTGGGCTATCCAGATAGGCGAAGGCTCCGCCCCGTTCTTCTGGGTCCATCGGTTCGAATACACCTCCCCCATGACCTGCCACAGTCGCCAGGCTGTTTCCGTCGCCATCAAGTCCATTCCTGCGGCGCCACTCTGCGTGTGCTGACTGAATTTGCTGAACTGCCCGGGATGCTGTTGGTTCGGATCCTGCTCCCACATGACTGTTACCTCCGGTTTCTGGTTTTACCTGCGTTCTCACCCGGGCTACATGTCGGGCAAATTTTTGTTCCCACTGGATTTGTGTAAAAACTTTCCCTTCCGACTCCCAATACGCGGTGAATTCTGCGAGTTCAGTCAGAAGGTAATCTGGTTCAGGCAGGGGGATACCCCACGATGCAGCGCGCTGTCGGAAGTCTCTGGAGGGAAGCCAGCTATCTGTCATGCTGAATTTCCCGATCGGTTCATCAACACCGTCCAGGTATAGGGGCATGGCCGGGGATAGCAGTTCATCCCCATTCAGATTTTTCATCGCGCCCGCGTTAAGAGAGGGGTTTAAGATCTGTTTACTGCTAACTGCTTTCTGGATACCTAATGGCAAAGGTTTAGCCAAAGACTTAGCCTTATCCTTAGGCAAGGCGAAAGCCTTATCAAAAGCCATCCCCATAGAGTCAGAAACCCCGTAGCAGGCGGCTTTGAGAGCTTCATGTGCTTTATCTTTCAGTGAGCATTCAGGCAGTAATTCAAACGATCTTGCCCAGGATTTGATCACGTTTACCGATGCTGGCGGGTTATGTTTCACCGCATTAGGCAACCAAAAAACTCTGGCTTTAAGATCGGCTTCCACCATACCTAACGCTATGGCTTCGCCTAAGGCTAAGTCGAAGGCTTCGACATCCCAGTTTAATTCTTCAGCCATAGCCGCCCTTCCCGCCTTATACAGCCCGGGGATAATCCCCGTGAATGGACCTGTAAGCAGGTAAATAAACAGACTCTGCCCACTTGGCGGGAGTGGTGATAAGGCTCGAAACTTCGGGTCATCCCACATTGTGATCTTCACCTTACGGTAAGGCTCGTTATTAGCCTTACTCTTAGGCATGGTCTTAGCCAAAGGATTAGGCATACTTCACCCCGCGAGTTGCATTAATAATGGTCATTGGTCAAAACTCGATTAAAGCAATTGCGGCGCTACGGCGCTTATACTCGCCAGTAGTGGTCCCGCCGCGTCAGCAGGTAACATGTTGAACAATGCGATTGCCGCTTCACGAATCTCCTTCTCAAGCTTCTGTAATGGCGCGCCAACTAATTTCGCCTGGTGTGCCTCACTGCACTCCTTGATAGCGCTCGCCACCAGCTCCGCTTCTGTGCTCGCATTACTTAATCCGTGCTTCCTAGCGATCTGAACTGGCATAGCGGCGATGATTGAGCCTGACAGCCGCATAACGTAAGCCGTGTACTTTTCTGACCCTCCTTCGTTTTTCAGATATCGGAATAAATTCTGTTTATTAACAGCAATTCCGCGGCCATCTGCTTTGGCCCACTCTTTAGCCACCAGCTGAGCGATCCGTTCCTGCGCCTGTCCTGGTAATGTCGATTCCCATTCACGAACGGCTGCCAATATGACGCGGTGCTGAATGCCATCACGGCGCTGGGGCTTAAATTGATTTTGCGATTTCACCGGCGCGGCTACTCGTGGTTTATTATGGGTATAAGCTACTGATTGCATCATTCAGACCTCGCTTTGTGGCGGAAATACACTATCAAGAGAGCAGGTGCGCCCTAACTCGTTAAGCTTCTCCACAATCAATCTGCATTCCGGTAGGCCTGGTTGGCGTGTTCCGTTCTCATAATTTGAGAGCCTTGACTGACGCCACCCGAATAATTTGGCTAATTGCTCTTGAGTTAAACCGAGCGCTTGCCGTTCTTTGGCGATGTTGTTCATCTTGTCCTCACATATAGTGTTTAGCTGAATTAAACACAAAATGTGTTAGATAGTCAAGACGAAACGTTCTTTGAGCGTTAACACGTAACGTGGTAAAAATCAGTAATGAATATAAACACTGCAATTGCCGCCAGACTGAAGCAGCTACGCGAACAGAAAAATATGTCGCAATCTAAACTCGCAGAGTTATGTGGGTGGGCTCAGTCACGCATCGGGAACTATGAAGCAGGTCGCCGCAATGTTGGCGTTGACGACGCTATAACGATATCTAAAGCTCTCGGCATTAGCCCGGCTGAGCTAATGTTTGGTGATGATCACGCCGAATCATGGTTAACGCCAAAACATCGTAAGTTGATTACTCTTTTTGACCAGTTGCCGGAGTCTGAACAAGACAGAATGATCGATACCTTTCAATTACGGCTGAAAGAAATTGATGAGTATGTTGAGAAATACCTTCGGGGACGATTAAAGCCAACTGACGACTAAGCTACAATTTCCAGCACTCTAACCAGCCTCCTTGGCTGGTTTTTTTATGCCTTTCCCACTCCCTTTTCCCATATCGTTATCATCTACACCACCTTAAACACATGCTGTGTTGACTTTTAAACACATTTAGAGTTTAAATATAAACACATTTTGAAAAACGTCATCGAGGCAGGATGCCCACGAAGTAGCTGCCGGCGGCATACGAATCACCGGATGAGATGACAGGCATTAACACGCAGCAGGTTCAACGTTCCGCCAGCCTGGCGACAAGGGCAACACGAGAGGATAAATCCATGATCGATTTCGCACGTAAACCAGTGCGGTGTCAGGCCGTACATCTAAATCGCATTGAAGTCATCATTCGACTGATTTGCTACACGCTTGCCCAGAAGGGCGACCCGTCTGCCGACCAACAGACCGTAGTTCGTTAATAACGAGTTTTGACCAATGGCTGTTGCCAGCATCAGTAAGGAAGTAACTATGGAGTTTGGAATGAAACGTGTGGTGGCTTCAGTTCAGGTCGTTGCCATCCTCAACAGAATTTACAACGGCAGCCCTGTTTCCATCGCATCGATCAGTAAAGAATCAAAGCTGTCTGTGTCTTACCTGGAGCAAATCTTCTCGAAGCTGCGAACCAGTGAAATTGTCACCAGCCAGCGTGGCGCTGGTGGCGGGTACCACCTTAGCAAAGCAAACCCCAGCGTGGCTGACGTCGTTCGCGCCGTTACTCACACACCTGATTCATTTGAGCCCGTGCTGAATGCTCTGGAGTGGATCCCCGTCGCACAGCTGGCGCAGGGAAAATTACCTACCCCATAAAGCACAAAACCCGCGCAAGGCGGGTTAAGTACCCGGTCAGCCGACCAAAGCTTTCCGGAACGAGTTTTGACCAATAACCACTACCTTAGGCGGAGATCATCAGCTGCCGGGTATCTTACAATCCAATGGAGCCCGAACGCAATGTTAACGTATGCGTATCTTATTAAAGCCAAAGCTAAAGCAACTGAGGCAAAAAACCTGTTTTGCTGGTTCTCTGCGAAATCAGATTCCCGCGCAGAACGCGAAATCCTCAATATTCTCGAAGACAACGATATTGCCGTCGGTCGTGGTGCCGACTATCAATTACCTGTCCGCACCAACTGGTTTGTTGTTGACGATCTTCCTGAGGAAAGCACACTTGATGACACATGGTGCGATCGTTACGAACTGGCAGAAGACCAGCAAACGTGGCAACTGAAACAGAAGCCTGATAATGAAAATCAGGAGGCTTCCAGCCAGCAAAAACCTGAAACCTCCAGTGCCAATGTACCCACCAGCGATGCGCCAGCATTGCTCCGCCCCATATCTCGCCTGCGCCTGTCTCAGCGGCTGATTGCGCACCTGTTAAATGACGGTGAAGATAAGGAAATCAGTGAAGCGCGGCACGTCCAGATCGGACAGATGGAACTGGACGATAATGATCTCTATATACAAAACTTGTTACTGGCCGTTGCAAATGTGCCAGCGGCGAAAGAGCTTTCTGCTCATGTCGAGTGGAACCTGGCAAACGCAATAAAAGAAGTCTTCGACCGTGAGCAGGTTTATACCGTCGCTTCATTTGAGGAATTTATTACCGAATGGATTACGGAACCGAAAATGCGGACTCAAACCGTGCAGGAGTGGATTAACGATAAGAAAGCACGAATTGCGGGTGATGAACCAATCGTTCCACCTGTAATGCCAGAACTCATTACCGTTGCGACCCTCCCGCTACGCCAGCGCCTTTTAGCTCAGTTTATTTCTGATGAATATGCTTACCATATTGATACTGAACAGAAGAAAACCATTCAGGAACTTGAGCTGGATGTGGATAACAGCTACGTGCAAAATCTGCTGCTTGCTGCCGAGAATGTAGAACCATTCAGGAAAGCGCCAGAGTTCGATATCTGGAAAATTGTCAGCGCGCTGAAAACTATTTTCCCTGTTGATGGCAAACGAGTAGATCTCTCTACCGTCATTCATTTCTTTAAAACTTGGTTCAATACTGAACACATTGACCGTGGGTTGCTGGTTAAAGAGTGGTGTAAGGGCAATCGTGTGTCGCAGATTCAGCGCTCTGATTCCGGAACCAACGCTGGCGGTGGCAATAAGACCGATCGTAACCCGGAACTTGTCCACACACTGGAAACTCTGGACATTGATATTGCGCTGGCCACACTTCCAATGGATTTCAACATCTACGATATCCCGGGTGGCGTTTACCGTCGTGCAAAAGAGATCATTGCTAAAAACGAAAGTCCGTTCAAAGAGTGGTCCGCCGCTCTGCGCAAACGCGCTGGCATCCTAGATTATTCCCGTGCCGCTATTTTCGCGCTTATTCGCAGTGCAGAAGAAAACACTCACCATTTCCCGGAACTGCTGAGCCGTTACATCAATAAGAACCTGACTGAAACCGACCACCAGCACCCAACTGAAGAAATCTTGGCGGCAGCCGGTCACGTGCCAGAAAAAAGCTGGGAAAACGAGATTAACGAGAAAGTCACAGCTGAACAGAACGCTGTAGCCGAACAACCAGAAATCGCCAACATGGGCAACAGCATGTTCTCCATCGGTGGCCTGATGGGGAACACGCAAGCGCCAGCTCGTTCTGTCGTAGACCAGGTACGCCAGCGCGCCGTCGAGGATAAATTACATCATGCTAATACAGAGGAAGCCACCAGCGATGTGCAGATGGAAGAAACTGACAACAACGAAATCAAAGCTAATCCTGAAGTGTCTCAGAGCGAAACAGCAGTTTTGCCAGTTAAAAGCGCTGATGCAACTGGTGACGCGTCAGCTTCCCTGAATAATGAACCCGTTCACCATATTGATACGGATCCCCTGAACGCTTTTTATACTCACCTGATGATTGATATGGAAACTATGGGCAACAGTCCTGATGCCCCAATAGTCTCTATCGGCGCTGTATTTTTTGATCCTTCAACTGGTAACACTGGTGCCGAGTTTTATCGGGTTGTCAACCTTGAATCATCGATGTCGTTTGGGATGAAACCGGATGCGTCGACGATTCAGTGGTGGTTGAAACAATCATCTGAAGCCCGCTCTGCCATTCTTGTTGATGAAGCTATGGGGCTGCGTGAATCCCTTGAACTTCTGGCTGACTTTATTGCTGAAAATGCTGCTAACGGTAGCCACACTATTCAATTATGGGGTAATGGTTGCTCGTTTGATAACGTCATTCTCCGCCGCGCGTACGCGTTAACAGAAACTCCCTTCGCTGTTCCGTTCCGGAATGACAGGGATGTAAGGACAATGGTCGAACTGGGTAAATCTGTCGGTATCAATCCACGCTACGACATCCCGTTTGAAGGCGACATGCACAATGCACTTTCTGACGCCAGACATCAGGTCAAATACGTCTCTGCAATCTGGCAACGTCTGACCGCAAACTGATTATTGAATATCAACCAGTGCCAGCTGTTGCGCGTATCGTAATGGCTGGCTATCGAGGTGAAAGTGAAACTTGTATCACTCGAACGCTGGGCGGAACTCAGATATGAAGTACCGCCACCAATTGGAACGTTAAGGAAATGGGCGCGAAACGGGAATATCTACCCAGCACCAGAGAAGGAAGGCACCCAGTATCGCGTTAGGCCGGATGCGGTTTTTATCCGACCAAATAAATATTGTAAAACGATCAACACAAACCAAAGCAGACACCCGTTAAAAGGGCGATTGATAGAGAGGATTATCGATGGCGAGGCCGGACAAGTATGACGCTAATTTGCCTAAGAATCTGACCTATCGTAAAGCCAGGAAGTCATATTCCTGGCGCAATCCCGTCGACGGAAAAGAGATATCTCTGGGTAAAATTTCGCGCAGGGAAGCGATCGCCCAGGCCATTGAAGCAAATCACTACATCGATAAAAATTACACTCCAATCGCCCTACTCGAACAACTGAAAGGTACTAATGAATACACCATGGCCAGCTGGCTCGATCGGTACGAAATTATCCTGCAACGACGCAAGCTGGCGACCAATACTTACAAAGTTCGCGCCGGGCAGCTGGCGACCATTAGAGAATACTTTGGCGTAATGATACTGGCCAGCATAACCACCCGAGATGTGGCTGAGTTTATTGATCGCTGGACGGAGTGCGGCAAAACAACGATGGCAGGAACCATGCGATCAGTACTGTCTGATGTTTTCCGTGAGGCCGTTGTGGAAGGGCGTGTTGATTCCAATCCTGTGGACCCAACTCGAGCACCGAAAATTAAAGTGCTGCGCGAACGCCTGGAATATGAAATGTTTGTGGCCGTTCGTGCTGGTGCAGAGCGCATGCCAGCATGGTTCGGACTGGCGATGGATCTCGCCCTGGTCACCGGTCAGCGACGTGAAGACGTCGCCCGGATGCGCTTCAGTGACATTAAAGATGACCGACTGTACATCGAACAACAAAAAACCGGGTCTTGCCTTGCTATCCCACTTTCACTGATGTTGAAAGCATCCGGCCTGAGACTGTCGACCATCATCGATCGCTGCCGGCTTGTCAGTCGATGCGATTTTTTGATAAGCCCCGGGATCAGAAAAAACAGCGAAGACGGAAGCATAAACCTGGACAGTCTGACAAAAGGTTTTGTGAAAGCACGAAATTTTTCTGGTCTAAAGTTTTCAGAAAACCCACCTTCATTTCATGAAATTCGGAGTCTGGCGGGAAGGATGTATGAGAAGGAATTCGGGAAGGATTTTGCGCAAAAACTGCTGGGGCACAAGTCAGAAAAAATGACTGAGAAGTATCTTGATACGAGAAAAAAAGAGTATGTGCTGATCTAATTTTTCTTCGTAAATGAATTGTGAATGTTAAAAATGGTGTGGTATAACGAATAAAGACCGAATATTTGAATTCGGACAAATTTCGGACATTTTCGGACATGGAGTCCTAAGTAACTGAAATTAAAGCCCGATAAAAAGAGACCGAATACGATTCCTGTATTCGGTCCAGGGAAATGGCTCTTGGGAGAGAGCCGTGCGCTAAAAGTTGGCATTAATGCAGGCTAAGTTACCCTGCCATTTAAGAATAGATGACAGCGCCAGGTTTTCCAGTCCGCGACTAAAGTGGCCGGAAAAAAAGGACGTTTGTTACGCATCCAAACGCAAAAACCGCAAGTTCTCGTGTGAGATCCTTGCGGTTTTTTATTGGAAATCAGAGCGCTACATCTGACAATTAGCAGAGCTTTTCTGCACGCTCCACAAACGGTGCCAGGCTCATTTTTTCGCCCGGTTTCGCCGGATCATCAATCTGGATAATCTCGATCGGCTTTGCCGTGGTTTTTCCGCTCTCCATCTGCTGTCTGGCAACATCATTCAACGGGTATTGCACGAGCGTACTGGGATTGATGACATACAGCGCGTTACCCGGGCGGCAGGTCAGCATCACCTCTTCCCGATTAAACGCCCACTTATCTTTGCCAACCTCAAAACGGCTGACGGTAATGACCTGCGGCGCAGCCAGCGCGGCTCCGGAGCTTGCCAGGAGTAATAAAGAGATAATGTTTTTTTTCAT